GGCTTTTTGAAGAGCTGGTGGAAGTTTCTTTTGCGCTGGTGTCAATTCTCCAGAATCGCTCTTTTCCATAAGCATTGTTTTCATTTTGTCAAATTGCATTGCACAAGCTTTCATAGTTGATTGATCGTCCATATCTGTAGTATCAATGAGAGCTTTATCATCTGATGCGCATGTACTCATGAATGATTTATACATTTCAGCTTTCGCGTATGTCATTTTACCAATGGATACTTGAACTTCTCTGTTTTTAACTTCCACTACTTTTTCGAGTGGCACTTTAATGTCTTCTGGATTAATTTTCATTTATTTTGTTTGTGAATGGTATAACAATGCCGCAGAATAATCATCTTCAATTTCAAATTCGGCTGCTGCTTCTAATACTTCTGGTAAAGTAGATAAAGAAGCGATATTCTCAAAATCCTTTACACATGAAGATGCAACTTCGTCCCAACTTTCTAAATTGCTTGAAACAATAACAGTTTCACACAACTTATTCACCATCTCCTGTTGATTATCAGACAGTGTTTCCAGCGACAACGATGCTTTCAATTTGGTTTCGATAGATGCGCGAAGAGATTCGATTTTTGTGACAATGCCACGAATATTCCTTACTGATACTTTAGCTTTCGCCAATGGAATACCAGTTGTTCCTTCTGGACGACCAGGAACTTTTGGAGTCGTATTAATCGGTCTAGAATCTTCGGAAACTTTTGATTCTGGCGCTGAGATTGTCGGAATGCCACCGACGATTGGATTGTAGAAACCTTCTTTGCGCTGCGAAATAAATTCGGGCTGAGATACTGCAATATCTTCTGATTTCGGAAACTCGCCAGTGTGAAACATGTCAATACCTTGTTGTGGAGTGATAATACCAAGCTCCATCAATCGAGTAGTTACGCGCATAAGCTGTGTTTTATCTCTAATGTCAATATCTCTAAACTTAGCAGTAGGATATTTTTTCAATCCAAGAGTTTTAGCGATTCTTTTAATTTCGGGCTGCAAGAAATCATTCAAGAACGCATTTCTAGCTTCTTTGAGTCTATCCAAAAAGATTTCCGCTTTAACTTCTGTAGAGCTATACTTCTCTTCTCCGACAATAATGTTTTGAAGTCCTTGTTTAATGTCTTCATTGAGAATTTTATATTTTTCTGGACCAAGAACCTTATTCAGGTCAGGAATAACGAAATCAGCTTTTGTGGTATAGTCAGAAACAAGAACTCGACCAACGCTTTCGTTCTTGAATAGTTTTTGCATAGCCATCAAGTTGTTTTGATTGATGCCGCCTTTTTCTGGCTCAGCTCCCATTGTAATCAATAGAATGACATTCTCAACAGTGCGAGTAATTGCTTGATCCATTTTCTTCAATTCAAGCTTGGCATTAATATCTTCTAAGACTGGATAGCCAAATGGAATTGCGAATGGTTCGTAGTCTTGTTTTTTGTAGAAAACAAAAATGATTTTATCTGGATCGAGTTTGATTTTTAATCCATTTTGATAATAAGCCCCTCTTTTAATATCTTCTCTTACATTCTCAGGCAAACCATTAAGAGTTTCCTTATCTTCTTCGGAAACTGGATTCTGCAAACGAGCCATCTCGTATTCAGAAAGAATTTTTTCATACGATCCAGTCTCAAAGCTCGATCCGCGTTTTGCGACAATATCAAACGGATTAAGCAAAATATATCTAACAGGAACTTTGCTGGAAGTTGGTTTCTCTTCCGCGATTTGTTGCATCAACTTAGTAAAGTCTTTGGCTTGAATCGTTCCATCTACGCGATAAAAGAAAATGTTTCCACTGCGATAGAATTCTCTGAAGAATTGATCTTTCAAACGCCATAGCTTAATCTTCTTAAACCACTGATTGAAGAAATCGCGACTCTTTTGCGATCCGCCGTCAAGATACAGTTCGGTATTGGAAAACTCAGACATGATGTCGATAGAGTTTCTGAACACAGCGACATTGGCGTAAGCTTTTTGACACAGTTCGATTGCCTCGCGAACATTGACACCATCCATGGCATAACTATAAGGCAAAAGCCCATTACGTATGCTGCTAAAGCGATCATGAGTTCTTGATGTAGCGGCTCTATTCCTACGACTACCACTACGAGAAGAACTATCTACGCGAGTATAGTCATCGCTTGCAAAAGAAGTGTTCAATGATGCCTCTGCAACATAAAACGGCTCGCCACATAATTCTGGCTCATAGTCTTCATGAGCATGTGCCATGATTTTAATTTGCGATTTTTCGAATTTTTTCCAGTAGTCTGATTTCTTGTTATAATGTCGCTTATCCATTACTCTATATTACACAAAAAAGTCTAAAAGTTAACTTTAAAAGTTAATCAACAAACATTGGGACAAATGTAGTCTGCGCAGCTGCCTCTGGAGTTGCCATCATATCAAAATAAATGTTCATTAACCAGTTGCCAAGCACTAGAGCAGAGTAAGAGTCTTTTCTTGCTTTATCAGCGTTTCGCTGCTTCTTGAGGTTGTATGGCAAATCAAATGATTGAGAACCGTTCGCTGTTGTAGATACTTGAATCAATGCGCATTGAACTTTGGTAGCGTCAACTGTATCTTTCAAATGCTCAATGAAGTCTATTTGTTTTGCGTATGAGTCGCCTTCATCATTGTATCGTGAGAATGTAATCTCATCAATAGGAATCGCTGCTGACTTTTGCCGCGAATAATCGTCATCTAAAGCCGTACCCGCAAACCAAATCTTCTTATGATCAAAAGCAGCTTGCAGCATCTCATTTGCCGAACGAATCCATGATGAGCTAGGCTTTCTAAGTATGCATATTTTCTTTGATTCTATATTGTATTGATTTCTAGCGCTGCGCAAATCGGCATTGTAGTTTTGTGGATCATCGAAATCGGAATCAATGCATTGGATTTGAATTCCCGCCTTTTTAAAGATTTCACTTTCGTTGCAGGAATTAATAAACTGAACGCCGCCGTTATAGTCACCAACAATCATTCGGATGTCGAAATGTGTATAAAGATAGTGGAAGTATACAATGTGCTTTTTCAAATTTGCACCAGCCAAAGCATACGAGTGAACTATTGTCCCTGATCGTTTATCGGCATTGAGTTTAATGAGGTGCATGGCGAAGTCATCGGAACCTTCGCTCTCTGACCAAGATGGGTCAAATGATAGTATGTATTCGCTATTTTTGTTGCCAGCAACCTCTACTGACTGTCCTTCGCCGTCGGGAATGGTGCAAGCTGCCATTTTACTAACTTTAAAGTAACCAGAGCTATCGTCTGTGAAGATCGAACCAAACTCTCTTTCAAACTGAGCTTCGCTCATAGTAGCTTTAGACTGATCCAAAAGGTTTTGATCGTAAAGTTGTTTCGGGGCGCAGTCATAGCTCAAGTGCATAATCACTCGATGAGCATTATCTTGCTTAGAGGGATTGAGAATAAGGTTCTCGTATTGCTGATAGAGCTTGTACAAGTATTCGAATTTGTATGAAGCAGAAGATAGTCCAATAATCTTGTTATGAGACCATTTGTAGCGATCTTCTTCTATCATTTTTCCCGCCTCAATCATTTTTGTTTCAAGATCATACATCTTTTGACGCTCTGTTGGATTTTCCACAACCGCCAAGAACGGAAGAATAACTTCGTTAATGATTTTTTCAGGCATCAAAAGAAGCTCGTCAATAATCATTCGTTGAAAACGGAAACCCCTTAGTTTTTCACCATCTCCAAGAGGAAGAGCGATGATTTTACTGCGCCCAATTTCCATAACCCATTGGTCATTAGATTTACTCACTCTTGTAATACATTGTGATAGATATGCAGCTTTTGGACTCTTGGCAATTTCTTCAATCTTGTTAAAGATCATTCGACTTTGACGGAAAGACTTCGATATGATGCCAATATAAACGCCTTGATTTAAGATAGCATCCATAGCCGCAAAAATACCCGTTGTGAACGATTTTGATAATCCCCTGCTCCAAATGCCCAAAAAGTAATCCGTCTCCATCATCGCCTTAATAGCCATGTGTTGGAATGGAAACAATGAAATTCCTGAAATAAGCTCTGAAGTAAAAGATGGATTCTCGCGCAAGAACTTATACAAAAGAACTTTAGCCTTTTCTTCTTCAATGAAGCCTTTTGTGTCCAAGATTTCTTGGTTTACATTTTCAAATTTCTTATGTAATATTTGATGTCCTTTTTCCCACGCCATATTTATTTAATTTCAAAGTAATTCATTTCTCCAGCATCCAAAAAGTATTGAACATCTACGTTCCAGATTTTTGGACCAAGCATTAGTAGCTTTGGTATTAGTATTTGACTGCTGCTTCTATTCTTTGCGAAAACAAATTGACAACAGTCTCGAAAATCTCTTTGCAGTTCTTTCATGTTATGGAAGATATAGTCGAGATTAGATCTTTTGGGGGCATACTTGTTGATTTCGCGCATCTTATGTAGATCGCTTTCAATCACAATGAATAAGAAACACTCCGATTGTCTACAGCGTTGCAGCTCTCTGACGAATCTCTTATACTCTGCTGACAAAGTACTACAAAAATCAGAAAACGATTTTCTATCCGCATACGTATACTTAAAGTTCTCTGATGTAACGGCATAGTCTCCGACATCGAGCTTTAATGGCGCAGAGTAACGAAACTTGAGCGGTTGCTGTTCTCTGGTATCAATCAAAATCTTTACATCTCTGTAGTCATTGTGAAATTCTTGTGGCAAGTTCGATCCAAACATTGGTTCC